CTTATCAATACCTATCGTGTCAACTAAGGTTGCACTGTGCTTATCTATAGAGTCTCCATCTACATCTGCACAATAAAAACTACCATCCTTAACAAAGTATGCTTTTTTATCAAAAATTACAACCTTTATATTTATTTTTTCATCATGCTTACTAGACTGAGTAATCATTTTTTTCTTATAGGACCTGATGTCTGGAAGCAGTGGCATTACCAATGTATGTATATGGCTTTGGCTATACCTAAAATTGCCTGTTTTAGTTTTTAGTGTACGTGGCAATATTAGCCTTGTTGTAATGAACATGGCTATCATAGTTATAGCAGATCCCAAAAAATATTCCATATTTCTCCATAACAATTATACTACTTATCTGACAAGATAATCCTTATTATTTCTTTTAGAGTATATTGTTTGTCTTTATTTAGGCTTGCTACTGCTATCTCGTCTAATGCTTTTTGTGTAAGTCTTACTGTTGGATTTTTTTCAGTAATATCCATGTCTAGGAATCCCTCTTGCCACAAAAACATTGTCTCATTTGAAAAATATGTTGATACTTCTGTATGGAGTTCTGGACTTACATCTATAAGTTTTTCAGTAAAGTTATAAACAGGCTCACCTGTGTCTATATCTATACCAGCAACCTCTAAAGCACCAGACAAGATCAACTGCTCTATTGCATCATCTTCATCTTTAAACTTCATGAGCGGACTTTCCAAGTCATCCTTGTAGGTCCTTGGTCAATGAGTTGAAACATGTGGTGCTCATATTGATCCTTTAGTTCTTTGTAGACCTCTGGACTCACTTCCTTCATCTTGTCTGTAATCATATACATCATTTCGCCAGTTGCTTCATCTATACCTTGAAATTCAACAGCACCCTGAAGCATTAGGTGTTCAAGCATGGCTTCTTCTTTAAGCCCCATTTTATTTACCTGACTTTGCTCTGGCTTTCTTCAAAGCGTCAAAATCTTTGACCTTTGTTTCTCCCATGTATCCCCAAGCATGTCCATCATTGATCATCTTATCATTAATAGAAACGGTATCTCCATCAAGATAAACCCAACCAAGAATACGACCAAACTTTTCAGACGAGTTCATCTTCTCTGTTTTAATAACTACAGACTTAGCACTGTCAATGGCAGCCTTCAAATAAGCCTTTGCTTCCAGCCCTAAAGCCTTTTCAGCCTTGTCTGCTGTACGAGACTCAGGTGTATCAATTCCAGCCAGTCTGACTCTTGAACTAAAAGAAATGTCAAACCCTAAATCAATATCGACATCAATGGTATCTCCATCAACGACCTTTGTTACTTTCTTTACATAATATTCAAACATTATTTTCTCCCCCATTTAACTTTATTCCAACCACGCTCATGGAAGTAATAAAGGATTGTTTTTGTAACTACCTCGAAACTTGCGATTGCACCTGCTGTAACTGGCTCTTTGGTTATAAGCCAAGCAATAGCAAATGTATCTGCTGTTCCAATTATACGCCATGTAATAGCCTTTAGTGCCGATCTTTGTTTAGACACATTCATGCTGGCCACTCCATATTTTTAGGACCTTTAGTGATTATGCTCCAAACCTTAGATACCCATCTCTTTACGCTTTTGCGTAGCCGATATAGCATGAATGTCTGCCCCCAAATCTACTTGTTCGATCTTATATCCTACATCTCTACCATATACAATGTTAGTAATGTTAGGTAGTCTTAATACTAATGCCCCATCCATAAATTCGTCCTTGGCAATATATTCTTTTACCTGATCAAACTTAAGAGGATCTTTCTCACTTGTATTGTAGGTATTACGGACTCCAAGAAGGACTTGATCAGTTCTCTTGCCAGCCTCCTTGTAAAGGGCGTGATGGCCCTCGTGCCATGGCTGATACCTACCCAGCATAAGAGTTGTAGGTGCAGACCAATCGTGAAGACTAAACTTATCAATGATGTGAGATGCCTTTGCTTCTGCATCTAAGTTGTGGCTAATAAATGATACATCAAACTCTGTTGGTCTTTCAAACATTTTATTTGTGTCTTCAAAGCGACCCTCTGCAATTGTGTCCATGAATACCAAAATGTCTGGCTTGCCAAATGCTACACGAGTTAGGTCTGTTGGACAAACAAAGTCAACAATGACTGGAGCAACGCCTTGCTTGGAAATTAGACGAGCCATCTCTCCCATGCGACGAGACTGTTCTAGCCTATCTTCTGGTGCAAACCCCAAGTCTGAGTTGACTGTTGCACGAACCTCATCTGCATTAAGATGAATAGCATTAATGCGTTCTTTAAGTGCCTTTGCTAATTCTGTTTTACCAGAACCTGGCAGTCCAATAATCTGAATAATCATTAGTATGACTCTCCCTTTGCTCTGTTCTCAACAAGTTTTTCTCGTTCATCTGTTACTGTTATTGCAAACTTCATCATCTTGCTATACCCTGATGGATTTGACATAATTTTGTTGTAGTGATGACCACAAAACATAAGGTCACCATTAAGGCCAGTAACTTGAACCAATGCCTCTGCAGCACAAGAGTCACACCTATCCGTAGCCTTTAGAACCCAATTCTTTACTTCTTCTGTAGTATTGATCATAGTCTTCATAGTATACTCTATCTTTCTTATATTGGTTTAGTTGATATATTATATTTAATTATACCGCAAGATAAATGGAATGTCAATACTAGACTATACAGCCTTTATATTTAAAGATTCTTCGGCAATTGTCATTGTCATTCTATATCTTTCATCTAAAATATCATGAAGATCTTCATAAACTACTCCATTACTGTAAAACCTATAGTAGTTTTTTCTGAAATGGTAGTTACAATAAAGTGTAGATCCGCCACCCTTAAAGTTTTGTGATTTTCTAGTTACAAGAACAAATGCTTCGGCATCGCACTTAAGGCTTGACCCATTACCAATATGACATTTTTTTCCTAATGTTATCTTTGTTGTTACATCTTTTGCAAAAGTTTCTTTAATTTTCTCTCGTTCGTCTACGATATATTGCTGGATATCTTGCCATGATTCACCACGAGCCCTATACCCACTGTCCCTTGTCATGTTTACTTCATAGTAGTAGTGAAAATCACACAAAAATTTCTTGCCGTGAGACCCTTCGATATAGACAAATGCTGGTGCAACACAGGATGTATTTGCATTTTGAGTGACATCAATAATATGTAAGGTTTTTTCAGGCAAAAACATCATTGGGTCAAAGGCTTGACACATTTGTCCTTCTGGGATACTTGTTATCATTTTTTCCTATTATCTGTGGAATAAAATCCACTACCATTAAACACTGCTCCTACATTAGAGTATACACGAACCAGCGGTAGATTGCAAGTTTCACAATCATACCCTGGATCGTTGTCTTTAATTGATCTTTCTTTTGTATACCGCTGACCGCAAGGCATACAATCGTATTCGTACAACGCCATTGTGCTATTTCTTTTTCTTTTCTTTTACATACCAAACTGGCAGTTTGAGTTCATCTCCAGACCATTCGTATCCAAGTGCTTTTACAACAAAACGAATAATCTTAATACGCATTACTTGATCCTCTTTCCAAATTTAGCCCAGACTCTTTCATGCAAGAAATATCCCAGTGCTTCCCAACCTATATAAATAAGAGCACCAAGACTTGCATACTCCCATTCACCAGTGAAAAGATAAATTACTCCAGCGACACCAACAAGGTGAAAAGTCTCCCAACTTGCTGTTTTTAATAGTGTTCTTTTGGTTGACTCCATTATAGTGCCACCGAACCTTTTCCTCCGCCACCAGATGATTTCTTAACCGCTGGCTTCACAGACTTCTTTGCTGCATCTGCTGAAGTTGTTTTAACTGGTGTAGGTGTTGCTGCCAACTTGTTTAGTAGTGGAGCATTTTCTTCACCAGTATAAACTGGACGGCCCCAACCAACAACAGCATTAACTAACTTCTTCTTGTTGTTCTTAACATATGCACGAGTCTTCTCAACACACATTCCTCCATTGCGCTGATCTCCCTTTGCAGTTCCTGAAGTATTTCCTTCAATAACTTGGATTGTTCCATCGCCATTGTTCTTAATGCAAAGACCAACATGTGAAATACGATTTACACCATCGTCTGGGAAATCAAAATAGATCCAGTCTCCTGCTTGTGGATCATCATTACGAGCATCTGACCATCGCTCATTCTTCTTAAACCAGTCTGCTGCTTGAACTGTTGATGCAGACTTAGGGAATGACTTTACTCCCGAAGTAAATGCACACCAAGAAACAAATGACTGGCACCATGGTTGGAAGTTTACCTTAATCCAAGCGCCGTACTTTGTTTCATTATCCTTTGGGCCTTCAATTGTGCCCACTTCCTTCTTTGCAACCTCAATGATTGCTTCTAGACTACCTTTTGCTGCCATGTTATTCCTCCTATTAGGTTATATATATTGTATCATCAATATCACTTTTTGTCAAATATGCTTAAAAATTTTTCTGCCCACATGTAGTGATAAAGATATCCATGATGCCAGTCTCTTTTTCTAAATTTTATTTTTTCCATATCTTTATCAACAACAAAACTTTTGCTTTTTAAAATAATTTCAGGCTTATATGGAACTAAAATAAACCTTTGAAAAACATCTAGTTGCTTATAGTTTTTAGCATCTGCTTCATCCCATGTTGACCAAACAAGACCTATATCATTAGATATGCAATATTCCTCAAACATTCTTAATAAAAGTATAAAACCTACAAGGTCAGTTCTTTGCTCTTCTAGTGTTTGTCTTAGCCTAGGCTCTCCATACCAATCTTTAACTGGCTCAGTTGACCAATATGGTGTTTTTATTTTATGAACATATTTTTCTTTGTTTTTACTATTTCCTTGCCACTCATATTTTCTTGGAATGTTTGGAAGTAAAAGAAAAATTTTATTTGGTTTGCCATATGTCTTTATGTACTGTATGATGTTAGGGATTATTATTTGATGCCCCCACCCACCTCTTGATAAATTAAAAAACCCAGAAAGTTTAGTTTTTTTTGAAAGTTCAGTGTACATGATGTGTGCCCAGTTAGAATCAAGATTTCCACCCATACCTTCAGTCTCTGAGCATCCAGCAAACAATATGTGTTCTCCGTCGTGGTTTTTTGTAAATTCATCTGAGCGATATCCTAAAGAATTAAAGTAGTATCTTACGTTGTCTTCTTCTTTAAATTGTTCTAAGATTTTTTCTCCACGGATTAAGAATTCTTCATCTTTTGATCTATCAACAATGTCTAAACTATTAAAAAACAATGCGTTATTATTGTATGCTCTTTCAATTTTTCCCAAACTATACTCTTTGTATTTTTTAGGCTCGCCATTAAATATTTTTTCGTAGTCCATAATTTGCTATCCTATAATTTTTGTATTGTAGGTATCCTCCCAAATAATTATATCATTTTTATCATTCAAGAGTGGCTGACCTTTAATGTTTAGGCTAGTATTTAATAATACTGGAACTCCAGTTTTAAGATAAAACTTATTTAAAACCCTGTATAGTCCACGATGCTGCTCTCTATTTACAGTTTGCACTCTTGATGTCCCGTCAGCATGAACCACGGAGGGAATCTTATCTGGCTGCAAGCACTTGACTGTATACTGCATATAGGGGCTTGTGAAGTCCATATCAAACCATTTAGAAGCACACTCTTCAATGACTACTGGAGCAAAAGGTCTAAAGAGTTCTCTTTGTTTAATTAGATTGACCTTGTCTTTAATGTTTGGATCTCTGGGATCTGCAAGGATACTTCTATTTCCTAATGCTCTTGGGCCGTACTCTGCTCTGCCTGTTGCTACTGCTACGATTCCATCTTTTAATATACCGTCCACAATTTGCTGGACTGGGTATTCTCCTCCAAGATCATAACCAAGATATGGAGTCTTCCAGTCAAGATGCTTTCCGTATAGCGCTGCTGCAGCGCCCAAAGAACTACCAGCATCTCCAGGGTTTGGCATAATCCAAATCATATCAAAGATGTTCCATAGGAGTGTATTTGCTGACGAGTTCAAAGCACATCCACCCATAAATACTAAGTTCTTTTTGCCAGTCATTCTTTTTGCCATACGCATAAAATCATTTAATCTTTGCTCATATACCATTTGAACTGCTGCTGCTATATCAAACTTATCTTGCTCTGTTATAGGCATTCCCCAGTCATGAATTCCTTTATGAAAGTTATACTTTTGTTGATCATATTCTGGGAAACACTCATCAACCTCTTTATAGTATCTGCGCCAGTCACCGTATGCTGCCATACCCATCATAATGTACTCTTCTTGGTTTGGCATAAGGCCTATTAGTTTTGTAAATGCTGAATAAAATAATCCAAAACTAACTGGATAGTTTTGCTTATACTTAAGTTTAATGTTTTCACCTTCACCAACCCATATTGTTGATGTGTTAAATTCACCAATAGCATCTAGAACCACTATACATGCGTCATTAAATGCACTTGTATAGTATCCTGCTGCTGCATGAGAATAGTGATGTCCAAAGTTTTTTCTTGGCAAGTCTCCAAGTTCTGTAGACTCAAACCAAGGAATGTTGCCACCGAAGCCACCTTTAGTCTTTACTCTAAGTTTCTTAAGTAAAGGCTTTTCGTAGTATGCCACCTTATCTGGGTATCCGTACTGAATAGCATCTTTAATAAGTTCTCTATTGGTAAACCAATCATTTTTTTGTTTACTGTATCTTTCTGCATGTCCAGCAAACAGTATCTCGCCATCCTTTATTAAAGATACCGAAGCGTCATGTGTAGTTTCATTTATACCAAGAATTATCATATGCTTCCAAATTAATAGATAAAATCATTATTGTCATAACGATTTTTGAGTTTTCTTCTAATTAAATAAAGTCTTATTTTTTTAATTATACTTTTCATTTTTATCCTCAAACATCATATGACTCATATCGTGCTTTGTTTTTGACTCATCACTACCTAAATCATTTGCAAGTTTTTTATATGCCTCAGACAACTCTTGGTATTTTGCATACATAAAAACAAGTTCCATCTTAAGTCTTGCCTCTTCGTTACTCATTATTCACTTCCATTCGATTGTACTTTATTTTTCATATTATGATACCAGTTTGGCAAAGAGTATCTTATTCCTTCTGATATCTCATTTACACTATGAGTAAATACAAAGTTAGATGGGAAGAATATTGCACTCCCCGCTTCTGGTTTTATTGTTATTCCATTGCCAACATGTGGGAAATTAATTTCTCCACCAGTATAGTTGTCATTTAAATACAAGACTACAGACAATGTCCTACTGCTTGATCCATGATCTGTATGCTCTGATAGGAATCCTGCTTTTTCATACTTTAAAATGCTCATCCTGTCTTCGCCACCCTTTATATTTCTTCCAGCATATGGATAAATTTCTGTAGAATAATGCTTAAAGGCTAAATCAAGTGCAAAGAATAGTCTGTCAGATATTGATGAATGCTCATTAAAAAATACATCAGACTCTGAGATGTCTGCTGTTCTTGGAAGCCATTTTTGTTTACAGAAATGTAAGTCCATGGTTTCATTTTTATAGTCCCAATTATGCCACAGTCTCGCTGAAGTGTTCATGCCTGACAACCCTGCCTTAAATTTTTCTTCAACCATTGTATCTAAAGACTCGATATCTTCTATTATTTGATAAGGATTTTCTATCAAACCTTTATAATAAACTAAACCATCTCCAAGTTTTTCAAATGTAAACATATTATGCACCCTTTCTATTTATATTGTATATCTTTTTATCATCTTCTACCAATCCATCGTCTGTACTGAACACTGGTTCTGGCAAACTTGGCAAAGATAGCACATGATCTACATATAGTTTTTCCCAAATATAAGCCCTTTGCATCTGGAAAGCCAAAAATCCTTTATCTTTTACAAACTCAATACCATATAAATTTTTCCAATGATCTTTTCTTATTAAATGAAAGAATAAAACCTTGTAGTTTTCATCAATAGAGTCTGAGTTCCATGCTGGCCTATAGTGAAAGTCTAACTCTGGCTGAACAATAATTGCATTATTTGGCTTAGTTATAAATTCTTTATCGTGTGCAACAAAACCCCAGTCACGGTTACCACCTATATGAAGATCAACCATGTAGCATCCTGGAGACCAGTCTAGATGAACCTGTAAAAACGGTTTACGACCATCCTCTGTTATCTGATGATGTGCATATAGATAATATCCCAACTCTACATCATTTGTTCCCAAAATGTCTTGTGTTCTTTTGATAGCCTTATCAAAGAAGTGTTGCGGTATTTCTACTGCATCTTCCCACTTGTTCATTTGTTTTGTATAGGCAATATCTTTTACATCTTTTGACTCTAAGATACCCTTTAGTTCTTCAAAATCTGAATTTTCATAAAAACTATCAACAAGGAATGGATCAAAAAACAAAACATTTTTTCTAAACATTTCCTCAAACTTTAAATAATGGTCTCTTGAGCAGTGCTTCCATTCAATCATGCTTTCGTCTGGATGATTTTCCAACATTGCAAACTTGGTATCTCTAAAATTTATTGTCATATTATTAATTCAAATCTGGATCAATAGTCACAAAGCCTTCTGGATGCTCTGTTTGTGTTGTATGCATATATAGCAATGTAGATCTTGATCCACTCTCTACTGGAGAAATTCCATGCTTCCACAAATCTCCGTCACTTATAAAAAACACTCCAGCATATTTTTCTGGTTTGTAGTTATAAGCAATCGATGGGAAGTATAGGTCTCCCCCAGTAAAGTCATCGTTTAGATATATTATTGTACTGTACTCGATAAACTCTTCTGGTGGCTGATCGTCAATATGTGCGGGGCCATGCCCTCCTTGTTTCCAAGTTGAACCAAATGCTTTAAATGTTTTTATTTCTTTTGTTTCTTCTGGATTAAGTTCTTGATGAATCTTATTAGACAAAAGAGAATATTTTTTTTGAATTTCTAAAACAGTTTTGTTATATGGATATCCAGTTCCACCGAACCTAGTTTTATAGTAAGATGGGTATGGGTTTCTTTCCGAAGGGCTATGCATTTCTTTTAAAAGAGTTTCTGCATCCTTTGGATCAATGAAATTATTAATTACTACAGGGCGTGTTATCATTTTTCTCCTTACTTAATTATACCATATCTGCTAATAAAGACTTTTTTGTGTTTCATGAAACCTTCTTTCAGACATTAAGTCCAGGTTCATTTTTAGATTATACCCAACATCATTTATTGGGTATGGAAAATATTCTAGAACAGAAAATTTATAGCCCGTAACCCTTGATAACTCATCTACACCCAAAATTGAGCCAGGTCTTTTTTTAAATGAATCTATGACTTTAGAGTAGTTGTGATAAATGGAAAATGGAAGAAAGTCTTTTTCCAAAATATCTGGCTCTAAGTCTTCAACCCATACGCTGGGTATTGCAACAATCTGAATTCCTTTACTTGCCAAAAACATAGAGTAGAACTCTTCCATTCCGTGGTACTTAAAGATTGATGTGTCTGGAAGAGCCTTAAATAACTCAAAAGGAATAAAGAAAAAATCTTTTACTAACCACCCAGTTTCTGTAGCCAACTTTATTTTTTCCTTAGAGTATGTTGGATAAAACCTGTAATTTTCTTTATTAAAAATAATTTGATTGCTTCCTGAGAGTACTACCTGTCTACCCTGACTTCCCATTACAAGTTCAAGGTCCCAATCTTTTTCAAACATTTTAGCACCATCAACATACATGAAAAAGTCATAATTATTCTTGGACTTACTTATATTAATATAAGAAAATCGAGATAATAGACTGTCCCAATGTATGTGATGGTATTCTTTATTATTAAATTTTTCTGGCCTTGAAACATTTGTCTGATCATATACGATGACATCTATAATGTTTTGACCACTCTGATTTAAAACAAGTTGCTCTACTGCCTCTGGCATAAGTTTGCTTTTATAGCCATAAAAATGAACCAATATTTTTTTCATTTTATAACAAAGGGAACCAGTGTTGCTCTGGTATAGTTTTACCTGCAGCAATCAATACGCTTAAAGGCTGAACATCATAAGCAATAGTAATTCTTGGTCCAGACCAATCCCAATCTCCCATAGCATGTGGGTGACCAACTTCTGAAACAACTAATCTATTGTTTTTGTTTATATTGTCAACAACTCTTGAAGGATCATTAAAAAGTTTGTAGTGAGTTATTGATGGCTCTGCACTTACACAATAGTAACCATGAAAGTTTGGAGCACCAGGACTACCATGATCATGCCAGTCCAACTTGCCTACTTCTGCTCTATTGATATTAAACCAGCCCTGAATATAATAGTTTTGCTTGTCGAAGTCTACCTCGTAGTATTCGCATGCTTCTTTAACAGTATTTGATATTTCTTTGTACAGCCTATGCAAAGAAGCATGATAAAACTGAAACACATTATACTCTTTCCACTTAACTGTTGACAAACTGCCAGACTCTAGGAAAATTCCTTTGTCGTTTTCCATGGAGGTTACACCAGGAAGGGCTGCAGTTTCAATTAACTTATATTTTTCTTCTAAGAAATTAGATAGTTCAACGAGGTCAATATCTAAATTTCTTTCAAAGAACTTGTGCTCTTTGTTACTTCTTAACAAATTGCTATTTGAATTCAACATTATAGTTCTCCTTTGTTTATTTGTTCTTTATTGTACTTTGCATATTCTTTTTTTCTCCATGCAAATTTTCGGTAGTGTGCAGTTATATCAGAACGTCTGTTTTCAGATCTTAACTGATGTTTTTCTATAGAGTCATAGGAGTTATCAACAACCAAATTCCATGGCTCTCTCTTAATTGGAATCATCTGAAATACTGGAGTTCCCATAGGTATTATTCCTTCAAAATCTTTTTTTATAAAGAATGGTATGAATGCAGGAAGACCCCAAATGTCTGCATCAACCAATCCAGAAGGAACCCAAAATGGTAAGTCTGGCCTATTTATTGGCATAGTCATAAGCAGTGAGTAGCCTTCTGGTGTTTCATAGAACCATTGCATCTTTACACCAAAGTGTATTGGGTGTACATCTTTTGGAATTGCCATATCAACATTTGGTCTTTTGTCCATCATCATAAAGTCTTTTTTCCAGTATAGAGAAGGCTTTCCATCAAGACTAAGTTTTACTTCTAAATCATCTTCAAGCAAGTACATATATCCAAGAGACATAGCATCCTGAAATGGAAGGCAAAGTTTTGTAGAAACATTGGAACCATCCGCGCCTCTATCGTTTACTGGATTTAAATCTTTAATATTGTTGCTAGTAAAATGTTTTGCTAAATCCCTATACCATTGTGGAATTTTTTTATAAGAAGGCTCTGGAGATAACAAGTTGTCAATGTTTCCACTTGGTATAAACGTTAGTTCTAAGTCTTTACTGTCCATAGTCTTCCTTTAGTGTTGATATTTCTTGATCGCTCAAAAAAACAGACATGTCGTACATGGCCGTGTTCTTATTAATGATACCATAATTTTCTTTTAAAGAATACTGTCCAGAATTTTTAATTTTAAAATCAATAAACTCTGTATCAACATACGGCGTAGATCTGTCTATAATGTTTCTAGTAAACATTTTTTTATTTGCATAAAATGGTGTTGGTTCATCCTGAACTGGATCTATGCTTATATCAACATCTTTATTTATAAACCATGGAACATAAAACCTATACGTTGCTAAGAAGCATTGATCTATCTGTATATTATTTTCTGAAGGATAAAACTGTCTTTGATGACACTTGTCTATGGCATATAAAACATTATTCCCTTTGTCTTCAATCCATATTTCTGCATGTGTTCTTTGTCTAAATGTAACTAAATTATTATTTATGTTTAATATTTCTGGCCTAGGATATAGGCTAAAAACATATTTGTTTACTGGCTTCAGAACGCTCTTTATGTTTTTTACATACTCTGAATCATATCTTGCCCAGTGGTCTGGTATTTTTGATTGGCGAACTATATTTGAAAATGATAAGTTTCCAGAATTTATCCACCATTCAGACCCTGCCATGTGGTTCTTACTTTTTATCATTTTCCCTTGTCTTATTTCTTTTTATCTAACAATTATACACTATGGTGGCTGCCCCACCTGGCCTCGATCCAGGGACATCCGAATTAACAGTTCGGCACTCTACCAACTGAGTTATAGGGCAAAGCGGGCAGTTTTAGTCATGCCCAGGACTTTTGTTAGTTGCGAATGTACGATACGTTATTAATCAAAATCTTTGGAAGAGCAACTAAGTACTCTCCAAAAGTATTAAAAGTATTTCTATTTACGTATGATGCTGCAGAAACAACAGTTGCTACAGAACTTCCAGCAGTATCTGTTGGTGATCCATTATACTTTGTAACTCTGACTTTTCCAGGTGCTACCATATCAAGTCCTGGTCCTGTGTTGGTTAGCCCCTCAAGTTGTGTTTCATTTCCCAATGCTCCTACCCCAATTGCTCCACTAACACATGAAGGAAATCCTACCACGTCCTTACGGCGATCATTTCCTGTTGCAACAAATACTGGAACATTGTTTGCAGTCAAAGACGCTACTGCATTTACAGTAACTTTATCATTTGTGCAAAGTGCAAGATTTCCTGCACTTACTGAGGACTGACTTACTGAAAGAGCATCAATGCTATACTTAGATGCATTCTTTGATACCCAGTCAAATGCTAATGCCAAGGCTCTTGCATCTCCTCGTGAATTTCCAAGACTTGTGACATCGTTAAACCTAATAAATACAATCTTAAGTTTTGGGTTAACTGTTAGTGCAGCCTTAACCATTGTGTCACCATGGAATGTTGCATTGTTAAGATTAAAATTGACACCATCTTTTTGCATAGGCCACGGAGCAGATGCCGCCCCCTTGCCCTCCATAAATAGTTCTCCGTTAGGGCAAGACATGTTTTGAGCAGGATTTTTTGACTTTACAGTTGTAAAGCAAACCTCATGAATAATTGATGAAAAGTTATTTGAGTTAATAGCAGAATCAATAATTGCTAGAACTCGCTCATCTTGTGCCTGTGCTGGTGCAAGTGCTGTAAATGCAAGTGCGATTGTTAATAGTGACAGTAGTACTTTCTTCATTTGTTTCTCCTTGTTGTTATTGTTGTTTGATTTTTAAAACTACTTGGCAAGGGTCTCCGCCCTCTTCCCACTCTGCTGCTTCTTCATCTGTCATGTAAGGATCTCCCTCATGAGTATTGCAAAACGGTTCTGTTACCCATCCCCGTTCAATTCCATTTTCAAGCCAGATCTCAAACTCATCAAAGTCTGACTCTATATTCTGAATGTCCTTTAGGATCTCTTCAAATTCTTCGTTCATATACTAAGTATACTCCTAAGCGCTTATGATGTCAACTGGACCCATGCATGATGGGTTAAATTTAATTGCTGCAGATACTGCTTGTTGTACTCTATTTCTTGCATTTTTCTGCTTATCTGTTGCATACATTACTCCATAAGCATATTCAGATCCAGAGCCAATAGAGATGTATGGCAATGAATACTTAGACAAAGACATATCACCAGAACTATGTTCGTATATTTCTCCACGGATACCAATGATCAAACTAAGTTCGCCCTCTTTAGATGTATCAATCCAGAACTCATTATAAAATTCACGAAGTTCTTTAATGAACTTAGTATGCATATACTTATCTGTATCTTTAATGTTAGGTGCTGATGGTCTAAAGTTGTGTCTAATTCTGTCACCATCCATTGAGCCAGCATATCCAATCAAGTAAGGACCAACTTTCCAAACCTTTGGGGATTCAAGTGCAAGAATAACTCCGTCATCTGATGCTCCACGATCTCCAGCCATATAAATTTTTTCTTCATGGCGTAAAGCAACAATACAGGTCATGACAAAGCCCTCTCCAGATAGGTGATACTCAAGTATACCATTGCCCAGAGAGGGCT